ATTCACTTGAAGAGTGATTACTATACAAATTGGGCTTGATTGTCCCTTTTCGTTCACCCCCACTCTCTAGTAACAACACCCCCACTTGGGAGGTGAAAACCTAGAGGTATTCACTGGACTGAAGGTCCAAGTGGGGGGTAAGTAGCATGCTAGCAAAATGGTTTTATATCTTTCGAATTCCTAAAGGCATGCGTACTCGCACAAGTGCTCCTACGGGGTAAAGGTGATTGTTAATCGAATTCAGAGCAAGTCTTGTAATACAAGCATCCAGCAATTCAAACTGAATGGTGCTACTCAAAATAACTGACGTTAAGCGTCCTTCAAAGTTATTTTGAGGTTTCATTTACATAACGGGACATTTTATACTGCCATTGCGTTTTTGATAATGGTCAGTGATGTTACTGTTGGTTCTTTTTCTGGATCGCTTGCTAAAGAATAGGTCACGTCAGAAACATCTACATACAGTGTAATGTTGAATTTTCCTTGTTGTGTTGTTGTGTAAATGGGGAGGGCTAGGATAAGATATCCTAGATTGTCGTCTGCATTCATGCGCATCCAGGGTTCAAGTTTCCTCCATTGAATTGGAAATTCAATAGCGGATCCTTGAGCTCCAGACACGGCATGGGAATTGAATGCGACGTAGTCTGTAGGTTTAGACACAGTATCTGGTGCTACATTTGACTGACAAATGTGGATAGATCCATTGATCCTCATGTCGTTGGTGACAATGGCTTTGATCTTTGGACATCCCCTCCATCTATCATACCTTCTTGCGTGCAAGTAAGGCCATGGTCCTAAAATGGCTGTGTCTATTTTGATACCAGCAACAGTTGTAATGTTTGTTCCTTCCTTTCCTAGAGTTACTGTTCCAAGAAAATTCCATCTCTGCTCAGTTGTAGCAACTGTTGCATCTTCTTCTGTATCTTGGACAATCTCTGTCATCTTGGTCACCTCTTCCATTCCCATTTGCTTGTCAAACTTTGCAATCTGGGTTCCATATCCTATGTAGTGATGGTACTGCACTGGGGCGGTATTATACCATGCTGCTACTTCGAAAGTGGTTCCGATTGTTCCTGCTATAACATGCACTTGAAAATAGATTTGGTAGGGATCTGTCTTGTCTATTGCTGTTAGTGTGTCAGATATTACTGAAAATTTACTGCTCCAATATGGTCTGATGATCTTAGGTCCCATTTTAGGATCCCACTCCTCCCCTGGAAGTTGCAAAGCTTCTTCAAGGGAAAGAGCGGTATCTGATTGAGTTTGGGTAATCCTAAGTGTCACATTCGTGGATGGGTTGCTTGCAGCAGCGATTTTCACTAATGGGGTTTTTGACATCATAAGATGTCGTTTGCGGTCGTCGTAGGCGTACGTCTCCACTGGGTTAAGAATATTCATGATTAAAACATCTGTTTTATTCGCGATTACTCCTTTGCCTATTTTACTCCAGTGGGTGTCAAGTCGTTGGGTATGGTCAGAAACTGCTCCGTAATCCTTTTCAGCCTGTGTGCTATCATCATTTACTTTATACTCGAATATTTGTTTATCGAATAATTGCTTGGCAAACATAGCATCCACATCTTCGTTAATCTTCCGTTTGATCTTGCATGAGAGTTTCTCATTTTCACCTAAGTTGTTGAGTTTCCGGTATTCATCATATAATTCATTCCTTTTCCTTGATACTTCTACTTTATCATGTTTGTCCTTACTTTCCATAAACTGATCATATGTCATCATTTCGAGATAAGCTCTAACAATGTTTCTCTTTACTTTGTAAGGAATGTGTGTTCCTGGGTCTTGTCCATGTTCTTTCAAATAGGTCTCGTATAGTGGCTTCTTCCAGCTAAGCCTTCCTTCAAATCCTATCTGCTTGTCAAATTTAGTAGGGGGAGGGAATACATGATTAGTTTGATTGAATGTGTTGTAAGTGGCGACTTCTTTAAACTGATCAAAAAGGGTGTAATCTAATACTGATGGCGTGTTAGGTGTTGCTGGGTTTTTCCAGATTCCAAGGAAAGAATGGGTACTGTGCATAGTGTAGTCACCATTGAGTGTTGGCATGGTTACGGGGGTCCAAGATCCAGATGTCTTCTTGAACCACGCATTGCCACCACATGATGTTACTCCACTTCCTTTTCCCATTGAGCCTGCTGTCCAGAAATAATCCTTTGGAAGAATTATGTTGGTGTCTTTGAAGTAAATACAAGGTCCCATGAGTTGTTGGTCCACATCATACCATTCGAGTCCATTTACTGTAAGATCTATCTGTCCCGTCGTTCCGTAAAATGACGTGTTCTCAAATCTAACAACATTTTGTCCTCGAGCGACATCATATGTGATCAATCCTGTATCTACTGGTGCTGGTGTCTCTATGATCTTTGGAGTGTAAAGACGCATATCTGAAGGACATGCGTAAAGTTGGAATTGTGCTGTTGTTGGTAGTCCGTCTTCAGTTACTAAACCAGTGATATCTTTAATATGAACTTTTCCAAATGCATTCTCATATGGAATATCCGTGGCTACTTCCATGTGCATCAATGATGACCAAGGAAGTAGCACGAATATCTCACATTGTTCTGATGGGTTCCATTCAAATCCAATATTATTCTCTGAATTAGTCTTGTTGGGAGGGGTCCATGAAACCCAGAATCTTTGTGACTGAAACAGGGGAAGTTTGCAGATTATCCTCACTATTGCTAGTGACTGAAACTGCTTCATAAATTCCATCAACCTTGTTGTTCTCAAGTTAAATTTCACATTGAAATTTCTATTTCCATCATCTGACAATGGTTGCCAGACGTTTCCCCACTCTGGGAGTGGTACTGATAGGTTATAGTCGACATGAGCTGCTGAAATTGGGTTGTTGGACATATGAATAACTTCTCGCATTCCTGAGGGTGTCATCTTCTTCGAAATTGGGCGTGATGAATTCTTTCCAGTTGTACTGATCTCTTCGTCTATCGCTTGTTCTGATGTGAAGTCTATGTCGGGAGTGTAAATTGGCGTGTAGTTTTTGGGTTTTGGTGTGTAGTGTGTTTTCTTTGTTACTACCACTTCCTTGCTAGGTTCACTTTTGGCAGGAGGAGGGTCAGCTGTTTCTTCTGCCATCTGCTTGTCAAATCTTCCGGTCCTTGCGTTCTCATCTTTGAATCTTTCAAGAGTATTGTGGTATACATCAAAAGGGTATGTGAGTCTGAGTTCTGTTATCCTTGGGTGTTCAATGGGGAAATAGGCAATAGCTTTCTCTGCAAACTTCTTTACTTCTGGTGATTCTACGTGAAGTGCTACTTGTTCAAGGTAAGCCAGTGCCTCATCATATCCGGTCGTTCCTTCTTGCTTGATGTCATATACTTGCTTCTTGAACTTTTCCATCCTCTCTCTCTTCCATTTGATCAGAATATCCCTCTCAATGAGATTGGGAAATTCTTTCCGGAGTTCAATTATACGTGGATGAAAAGTTAAGGGATCTTTGACAGACCATGTCGCTTTTGGGCGTGTTGACATAGAAAGTTTTTCAATGTACGGGTAAGCCTCTTCAATTTCCTCCATGTCCAAATCGCTGTCCTCGTCTTCATAACCCATTTGGTGATCAAAATTATCAGTATGATGCTCAACGAAATTTGCCACTTGAAATGCCAACAAAGAAAGTTTTGCTCCAACTATAGCAGCCTTAGCTACTATCTTTGATTTACTGTTCTTCCTTTTCAATGATTTTTCAGGTTCATCTTTCATTTGCTTATCAAAATCTTTCATAGCCTTAAGGGCTCGTCTTCTTTCTCGCTTTGTCATCGGTTTTTCTTCTGAATCTATCTCATCGCAAGTTCGATCTTCTACTAGGGCTTCTGCTTGAGACAAAATGTCTTTAGGGATAAGGGCACAAAGTGCTCTCCTTTCTATCTCATTGTCGTCATCATGTTCATATCTTTGAGAAGGATTCTGATATCCAAGTCGTTCTACTTCTTCTTCAAACCATTCAATTGTTGGTGCATGAATTTCCTGTTTCTTACCAAATGCGGGCAAATAATCAACAGTAGCTGTTAAATCATAACCACAACATTCATCTCTTCCTGTTATCATGACTAATACTTCCTGACCACTTCCTTCATATATAGCCACATCACGAATGGATGGGATATAATCTTGTACAGGTAGGTTTGCAAAGCCACCATCAACAACGAATCTTCCTTTTGGTCTAATCTTGAATATTCTTGTAGTCAGTTGCTTGGCTTCATTTCTAGTTTCTCCGTCATACTCTATCCTCTTTGATTCTCCATCTAGCATTATAAGTCCTGTCATGATGTCGATGTCACTAGGTTCGTGAAGCTGTTCGTGTTTTTCCAGATCAGTGGTGAATTCTGTGCAGATCGGGCATTGGGGGCAGTCTGGTCTACATCCACTACAATCCCAATGCTTGTAAGGATCAGAACAGAAACAGTCACACTTCGTGCAGTACCATTTCTGTACTAATTCTTTCTGATTGGGGAATTTGGACACATAGCGCTTGTACTCGTCTGACATTTTTGACGAAATACAGGTGCCAATTTTGCGACCCGAAGGGTCCTGGACGTGCTTGTTTTGAGCATTTTCCATTTTAATTTGCTTCGAAGCATGCTCTTTGTCATAACCCAACGCGGCTTGGTCAATTCTTCTCATTAAAATCTGAATGTTGTCAGTATATTTATAGATTGGAATTCCTAATACAGCGCGGTGGATTAATGGAAGACGAGAGATTCCCTGCTTCAACTTCTTAGTGAACTCTGAAAAATACTGCGGTCCATGTTGTGCTGCCTCCAATAGAGCTTCGCTAATCTGATCTTTGATAGTGTCTAAGTCTGTTTCCGATATCCTAGTCCAGTTAAATTGTTGTTCTATCGCATCTCTGTCTAAAGGACTCATAACTAGAGGATGACGCACTACGAACTTACGTTTGAGGAACATAAGCTCATTTACTGACTTTGCTTTAACTTGGCCTCTAATCTTTGCTGCTGTGGTATAGTCCTGTCCGAGATCATTAATCATTATCCGTCTGATTGCTTCAAATTGAAACTTACTCATTTTATGAGTACTGAATATCACATCATCACCAAAGCATGAAAACGCGACTTCCTCATCGAAGGAGCCGAGTGATTGCATGCCTGTGATTTTGCGAAAACAGTACCAATGATAAAGTAAGTTAACAATACAATTAACTACTGTAGTCATGGGATTGCCTGAAGGGTTTCCATGCCTAACTAGATGAACTTCATTTCTACTTATATGAAAAGTTTCAATAAACTCACTCCAGATAACATCCATCACTAATTGATCACCTCCCGATACATTCAAGATAGTTTGGATCACAATATTTCCAGCTGTTCTCATGAAGTCTGATCTTAATCTTCCGTCAAATGATCCAAAGTCTGCATCCATTCCAACATCACCTCTTGATTTTAAATATTCATGAAGTCTTCTCCAATCCAAAGATACGGGGTTAATTCCTACTGAATGATATAATTCCAAGCGATGTCGTTGCCAGGCTGTCTTAAATTTTCCAAAATATTTTCTTGCCAAATATACTGTTTCCAAAGGAGCTGCTGTAAACAACCTAGTCTTTCCTATATCTACTTTTTCTATTGGCCTAGTCTCATCCTTTAAACAGTTCTTCCACAGTGAAATAGTTCGATATCCTTGTGCAGCTATCTTTTCCTTCTTATCAATCGTTTCCTTTAGGAGTAGTCCGTGGTATGTGCTTTTATCGATTGTATATCTATGTCCATCTTCTGTTACTTCTCGTTTTAGATAAGCTCCTTTCTTCTTTCCTGAGGATTTTCCAACTCTTTGCCAAGGTTCTCCTGCACTAGTGGTTATATCCAATGCGGTACTATCTTCATCTCCTATTATCCCTGAAAATATTTCCTCTTCTGACATGGTTGATAAATCTTCATCTGTTAATACTGATGTAAAATGTTCAACTAACTGATCTTGCATATCATCTAAATCTTCTGAAAAATCACCTTCTTCT